ATCGAGGAGTTCGCGGTTGTTACTGTCTCTCTCAACTTTCTCAATGCAGCAGTTCTATCTGCACTGGCTGGACATTCTTCAAAGATTAGATAAGCTAGCTCTTTAGCTTTCTCTCTAATCATTTGCATTTGCTTGATTTGAGTTTCGTTTGGCGCGTGATAGGTAAATGCTTCTTCTACTTTTGTTTTGTCCACTTTTTCTGTCCTTAAAGGAATTGCACCACTGAAGGGAGCGATTACTTTCTTCTCTGTTACTACCCGCACTTCAACTAAATGAAAGTCTGGATTGGTCATTAGCTTCTCAACAAAAGGATTAGCATAGTTCAAATCACTAAACCTTTTATTCAGAACTGTGTAACCGTCAGAGTAATATACAAGAACATACTTTAACTTTGGTGCTAAATGACCGTATGATATTTGATTATCCATATTACCTCAAAAACGAACTGTTCTTTTATTATCCTGGAGAACAGAAAAGAACCAGTTGTCCCTAATCCTATTTAGTCTAATGCTGGCTCCCCAGCTGCAACACTAAACCGATTCAGAAAGGGAACTCTCTGACTACTCCGCTACTGTTGGCAAGGCGGAATAATCATCAATCTGATTAACCGGCTTGTTGTTGTAAGTTCCCCGCACCCAATGAGCAAGAAACTTCTTCCCAATCATTGTCCCCTTCGACAACTTAACCGAAAAGGATTTATCGGGATTCTGAGGAAAGCCACAGGCTACGAGAAGTGGCGCTGCCATTACCGGCATCTTCTCACTGAAATAGATAAAGGGATTCTCAAGCCCCTTTAAGTCTCCAGCAAAAACACGCATTGTGATATGCAGATTCTTAGAGTCTCCCGCTTTGGAATCCTCTACTGCAAAATCAACAATCTCTGTCGGTAGCCAAGACGGAGCATCAACAAGTCTATTCTTGCTAATGTCGTCTGCTGTGATTCCCCAAACAATGCTGTCGTCTGCCATTTGCTTTACCTCTTTTGTTGTTAAGTGAGGGTCTTCACTTTATTATCCCTGTCCTCGGAATTGAGTGACTAGAGATAATCTTTTATTTCTGAATTTTAATAATGGTATCATTGCATGTATCTCTAAGGAGTATAGTCAACCTGAGATACTCCGCTTTATCAGCAGTCTTTAACTTATTTGCAATGAACTCAATGTATTCAATGAAGTCCATTATAGATACTCCTTTACTAAATCATAAAGGTTCTTGTTCGTGTAATCTATCTGGCTTGGAATTTTTAAAGCTGTCTTAGCCTCTAAGTAATCTTCGCATGGATTAGTATAGACTGTGCGACGGATTACTTCTTTACCCATACTATCCGTATCTACTTTATAATCGAAGAACCAAACTTCGTCAAAGTAAGTAGGGATAATGGATTCAATCTTAGGACCAAAGGTTGTAATGGAAGTATACTTGGTAGACTTCTTTTTATCTATTGCAGTTCTGCTAACCGGGTGGGCAGTAACAAAGAGATTACACTTCAAAGACTTCAATGTCTCTAGGAGAGTGGAGATAATCATTGCTTCTCCATTGAACTCATCCCATGAAGGAACCATTACTCCACCTGTTGTAACCTTTGCACCTTTAGATTCGTCAGAACCTTTTAGAGAAGACCAATCTGCCCAGCTTCCCTTTACTAACATTTGCATTACTACAACTGTAGTGGAAAGGGAAGTAATACCATCTACAATAACATTGTTATATGGATTGTATGATACTAGAGCATTGACTTGTGGTTTGAAATGGGACCAGAAGTTTTTTGGGTGGATGCTTTCAACAACATAGTCTCCATCTTTAACTCTATCTGGATACCATTCGATGATTGGTTTATGTCTTTCATCGAAGTCAAAAACAATAGTCTTACCGGGCCAAGATGAGGCAGCAATAGTCTTACCTCTACCTGTTGCTCCAACAAAAAGTCCTCGAAAAAACTTTTCATATGACACGTTATTAAGATTTGGCATATTCATCCTCTGATATAAGAATATCTATTGGTTCACCTGGTGCTACTCTTATATATTGTGTTGTAGGTAATTCTCCACCTTCAAGTATAATTACCTTTTCCTTTATCTGAACTGTATCAACGACAAGTCTATCTATCTTGATACGTTCACCTTCTGAGTTGTATCTATCTACTAATACAATCATACAGCTAATACTATCCTTCCATCTTCAATGACAGCAACAAAAGCGTTCTTGCCTAATCCCTTTGCGTATTTAACTGTCCAACAACCACCTGATTTAATATGCTCGTCTGTCTTACAGTGATAGCAATACTTCTCAAATCCTCTAACTCTATAGCCGGGTGGTAATTCTTTTACTGTTATACAGACTACTACGTTTGAAGTCTCAGCTATCTGGATATTTCTTTTCTTATATCCTTCCCAGTTTCTAGTCTTAGGAAGGAACTCGATAAAGGGAATACCTTGTTTCGTAGCTTCTTCTCTAGCCCATATATCAATACCACCTAAATGACAACCGCCTGACACTACTCTATCGTGTCTATCTATTAGAGTCTTGATAGAGTCTCTTGCTATCTTCTCTGTTTCCGATGTAAACTTAGCCGCTTCCGAACCTACTATTCCTATGTTAATCATAGATTATCCCTTCTATCTACAGGATTAGTAGTGCCAATAATAGGCTGAAGCCTGTTCCTAATCAGATTAGTTGCGTATCTAATTCTTTCCTTTCTAGAAGAATCAATCATTGGTGCATTGAGTATAGTATCAATCTCTCTACAAAGGTTCCAGATTTCTTCTGCTTCTTTTATAGTAAGGATATTCCTCACCTACATCCCCTTTGGCAATACACTATTCAATAGTTCGTCAATAGAGCTGGAAACTACTTCTTTCTTCTGTTTCTCTTTCTTAAAGCGGGCCGGCGTTTTAGTGCAATCATCACAATGAGGTCTTACAACAATCCTTTCACCATGCTTTAGCTTTACTAACCTCATGACAAAGGGACTATCGCAACGATTACATTCAGATAGCTTACCTTCTACTAACTCTACTCTAACGTGATGAGTGCAATCCTGTTTAATACAGATATAAACAAGATATGGAGGAACATCTTTCTTTCTAGCTAAATCCTTTAGCCGATACTTGTGTATGTGTTTATTCGCCATTAGTTGCTACTTCACTTTCTATCTCTATTTTGTTACCAACGTCCCATCGCTTTCCGATATGGAAATGGTCTTCTATCTTCCTTGCCATTTCCTCATCGTTTTCCGAATTACAGATACGATTGTATTGACACTTTACACATTGAGTAACCCCCGCGGGTGGAGTCTTCAAATGTGATTGAGGCCAAATGTTCTGTTGTATACTGTAATCCAGAATCTTTGCCCAGATGATTGTGTTCTTTAACCATCTTTCTTTAACACCATCACCAATAGGAACTGCTACTCGTCTAAACTTCTTTTCTGGTTCGTAAGACTTTTGCATTCCTATTTCGTTAATGAATACCATGTTGAGTTTCTTAGCAACAGAGTATCCGATTAACTGGTTATCTAATCCAATGTAATCCGCTTTCATCGCACGGAACTTGTGGTCATAGATTGATGGACCTATTACTGGAAACTTAGCGTCCAAATCTATCTTGCCTTCATATAGAATGATTAGTTCTTCATCCTCATGAATGACAAAGGAAAATGATTCCTCGACTCCCAGAATCTCTATCCCATCATACTTATAGAACTCAGAGTATTGATGGAATGTTTTGATTGTCCATTCAGCCAGAGCTAGGTCAATATCTAAAGTTAAGTAGTGTTCTCTACCTACAATAGTTGCCTGCTCAACAGCATCATTCCAGTCAAAACCTTTCTGGAGTAATTTGTAATAAGTTTCCAGTAGAGTGTGACCTAAATCGCCACGCTTTAATGGTGTTCCTACCTCATTTGGTCGCCAGTTCTTTACAAAGTTTAAGTAAGTATAGAACGGACACTTTTGAATTGCATCTAGGATTTGTGAATCAAGTGCTAGGATACGTTGTTCGGCCATATAGTATCTTCTACTTTAACTAGAGTAATAGGAACTACTAATACCCCTTTGGTTGGTTTATTTGCCTTATTGGTTACAGCTTCCTTTGTATCTTCTATGGACTCATAACCAAAAGCATAGAGTCGAATAATAGTATGCTCACCGCTTACAACGTCCCAAACAGTGTTCATCTTTATCCTCTGACTTTCATAATCACTAAAGTGATATATCTACAGTTGGACGGAGCACACTATAGTATAGCACATTTAGGGTAGGCTTGTCAAGTGGCTTTGCTTCACCAATTAGAGAGTATACTAACTATTGTGTTTAGGTATTGAACTAATAAAGTCATCATATAATTTATGATACTTATCAAGTTTTGATTGTGTAGTTTCTATTCTAACAGGGTTTTTGGAATCGCAAATGAGTGTCTCTTTTGATTTGCACTTCTCCACCTGCATATTGGACCGCAATACTTTGAGCCTTTCCTTTTCGATTTGTCTATTTCTTTTAGACATTGCAGGCAAAAAGTTGCTTCCTTTTTTACAGGCCACTTTATTTTTTTCATTTCTTAAATCCTTACTGTGTAAAACAATGGTTTGATTTGGCAGGTTGATAAAGGAGTGGCTTCCATAAATCACTTTAGTTATTTTATTGGAAGCCATAGATTACCTATTTATATTGTATCATAAGCGTGTATACTCTGTCAAGTGTGTCACCCATAGGCTACACTTTGCCCCTAGAATGCCCCTATACACGCCTCTGGTAAGGTTTCAGGCGTTTTTATAGCAACCCAGTATAAGGATACTATGGACTATGGCGTAAGCGTGTAGAGAGCAATAGATAAAGATTAAAAGTTTAGAGTAGAAAAAGGAAAAGGGCCGATGGATTGTTAGTCCACCGACCCTTCTCCAAACCTTTACCTAATTGAATTAGGCAGGAACCGCAGACGCCGCCTGTGCTTTAGCCAATGCTTCTGCCTTCTTTTTAAGAATCATTGCCTTAATCATTTCAGCGGCATCCAAAAGCTCGACACCAGTTCCACGGTTAAGCTGACGAGCGGTTCTCTTAAAGACCGCTTTCTGGTCATCGTTCATTTCCATGTCAGCCAAAAACTCGTCCAGTTCATCCTTACCGGCTTCCTTTGCGTATTGCCTTTCGTTAAAGCCATCCGCAAAGCAATCGAGGAAAACCTGCTCGTCATTGTTAACGAGTTCCATTGCATCCGCGACATCAGTAAGAACGCCATCGGATTCAAACTCGTTAACTTCCTCATCAATAGTAATGAGCTTACCTTCAGCGTCCTTACCAAGCGGAGTCCTAACTTGGTTTCCCTTTTCATCCAGCTTAGGAGTTCCATCTTCATTGAATACCGGCTTGGATTCGCGGGCAACAACCTTTTTCACCCACTTACCAATCGCAAGATACTTAATCTCGCGTGAGTTAACGCCGCGGGTATTCTTTGAGACTTCAACCAATTCGATAGACATTTTCTTTTCCCTTTTCGTTTACAGTAAAAAGGTTTCAGGCCCATCCTAAAACCCTAAGTTTTCCGCCGGTTAAATTAACGCCGGACGGATATGCTCTCCGCCTGTCCATTATAGCACGGACCTATCTTAAAGTCAACTTGTCCTCATTAGGTGACACTATATATGTTTTCCCCTTATCTTAGTCACCATAGTATACACTCAATCATCGAAAGCCTCAAGAATATCCGCAAAGTCTTCTAATGTAGTCTCTGTAGCTAAATCATCCAGCCACATATCTTCATGCGGACAAAGTTTACAAACTTCTTTGTCCATTACATCGTAGTCTTCAAACTTGATTACTCTACAACCTTGACTTCTATACTCTATAGTGCCAGGTTCTCCTTTGTAAAGAGTTAATCCCAAGTAACGATGATGATTACAAGGGAATAGTAAAGCAACAGCATGTCCTAACCGGGGATTCTTTTTACTCCGGTGGATACTAACTTCAATTATTCTTATCGTTACTTTTTTCATCATTTTTATTCTCCTCAATTCCTTTCACATACTTAGCTGCCTCTTTCCTTAAGTGCTTAGTTAAGGCAGTATGTATTCCTTCTGTTATCTCAGTCCTTAAATCTTCATCATCTGATAAAGCGGAGTGAGCTATGTTGTTAGTAGTCAAAGTAATCTCTAATACATGACCACTACCAGTGAAGCGGGTAATCTTTATTTGCATCTTTTTACCTCTCATTACAAACCTTAATGAATGTTAATGGTTGGTTTAGACAAGTGAATCTCTAACTCCAATTCTTTCTTTAGCTTATCCAGAATATCTCTAATCTCGTTAAGCTTTTGGAGATAGATTTCCTTTGCCTGTTCTACCTGTGCTCTAGCAATATAGATGTCTTTCTCCTTTCCATCTATAACATTAGTGGCAACAGTTAGAATTTCTGTTCCAACTCTAATCATATCGTGATATGAATTGCAAACCTCTACTAGAGCTTTGTTAACTTTGTTGCTTGCGTTTGTCATCTTTTATCTCCATCTCTTAACCGCTTAGCCAACTCGTAATGTTCATCACAAACCATAGCTGTTATTCCTAGCTTGGCATGATGAATAGGATATAGTGCAAGGTTATCACACTCTATTTCATCCTCCTCATTCTCTATAAGACAATCAATTTCACACCTTTTATCGTTAGGTGTCTCATCATAGTATGCCAAACTACCACCCCTTTATAGTTCGTTTTCTGCCCTTCGCGGTGATTGCTTCATACAATGCACTAAGCAATCCTGTTTCATCCCACTGACTAACTTCTCCGTCTAATGTTTCCTTCATAGCTCTACGCTTGGCTTCTACAATCTCGGTAAAGTATTCGTCAATAGTTCCAGAAGCAATAGGATAGGTTGCATTAACAAACCCTTTCTTCTGTCCTATTCTTACCAATCTTGATTCAGCCTGTTCTTCATTAGCAGGATTCCACTGTCTCTCTGCTAAGATACAGTCGTTTGATACTTCCTGTAATCTATCTACCCCTTCTCCCATCGCTAAGGTTGAACCAATAATGAATGGGATGTTCTTGTTATCCGCGAACTTAGCTATCATCTCAAATCTTTCCGTTTGGTTAAGACCTGAATGATATATCAAAGGAACATCGTAACCGCCATCGTTGCACCAAATACCAGCCAGTTTATAGATTGCTTCCATAACATCCTGGTGATGTGCAAAGATTACAAGTTTACCGGAAGGATTCTCTAGTAGAAACTCTGTAGCTAAGTCTACAGTTGGCTGTATCTTATTAAGACCAACCAAATGTCTCATTACAGAAAGTCTACCAATAAGTTCAACCGGGTCTTTCTTCTTAGTGCTTTCTTCCATCGCCCGGATAAACTCTGCTTCCGCTGCTTTATAAGCGGCTTTAAGCTTTTCATCGTCAAAGTCTACGTGGTAGAAGATTCGGTTAGCCTTTGTAACTCTAAGACCAATCTCTTCTTTAACTTCTTCTCTAGTTCGCCGAATGATAATGTTCTTAGTGTATTCGGCAAACTGTAGTGGTCTTTTGATTCCCGTATACTTCTCGTAACCATTGACATACTCTTTCTTAACCCAGTAGTCAAGGTATCCCTGTTTAGTTGGGAATAAATCTGGAGCTAACATATGCAAGATTGTATAGTATTCCGCGGCGCTATTCTTAATCGGCGTTCCGCTTAATGCTATAACATTCTTACCCTCACAGATTCGCTTTAACTCTCCAGTCCTTTGGCTATCTCCTTTAATTGCCTGGACTTCATCCATAATGATAGTCTTAAAAGGAAAGTCATAGAAAGGATTTTCTTTTCTAGTCGTTTCAATTTCATGACCATACTTGGATTTGAGAATAACTGGAGTAACTTTGGAGAACCTGCGGAATATGTCGTAGGATGCAATATAGACATTGAATCCTTCGACCGGAGCATTCTTACTAGTCTCAATGATTTGGGGAATGTAATCAATTCCACACCATCTCATTATCTGGACTAACCATTGCATCTTTACGTTAGACTTCGCGGTGATTAGAACAGGAAAGACTTGGTCCGGGCAATGCTTCATCGCATAGAATAGAACTCCTAATGCTTGGACTGTTTTACCTAGTCCTTGTTCATCAGCGATTAAGCATTTGAATCCAGAGTCTATAGCGAATCTTATACCTTTTTCTTGGAAAGGATAAGGTAAATCCTTTGTCTTAGTGTTGTGGAAGGTTTCAGAGTCAATGATTAACTCTGATTTAGGTGGGGTTACTTCAACAGGTATTTCATCTAGAGCCACATTAACCGGAGCTTGCTCTATGTTATTGTCTAGAGATGTTTGAATCTCTTGGATAATGTTTTGTTCTTCTTTAATAGAAGGAACATTACCCATTACTAGATGGCCGCAAGACAAACGAGCCATCCTTTTGATTCTTGCCTTAACCTCTTTAGGTTGTAGGCATTGAGGACATAGGATTTGTTCCATCACTACTCCTTTTTACCTTCTTTAGCTTCCTTAGCTAATCGCATCTTTTCTTTCATTGCGTTAACTTTAGCTGCTTTTTCTTCATCGCTAATCACTGGAACTACAGGTTTAGGCTTGGGATTAAGCATTTGGTCCATGAAATCATCCATAGTAACCTTTGTTTCAATAGGCTTACTAGGAGTTCCATTACCCGCTTCCTTAGACTTCTTAAAGTCTTTGGTAAGCTCTGCCATATCAATACCGAGCAATTCCTTCAAGAGATTAGACTTTGGTTTCTTCTCTTTAGGTTCTTTCTTACGCGGCTCACCTTCATAATTGACTTTAATATGAGGGTCAGTAATTAGAGCATCTCTACCTTCTCTAATCCATTTGGGAATACCTTTGCGGTTGGTAAGTTTATCCAATCGCATATGCAACATCTGCCATTCTCTTTCGGCATAAAACTTGATGTTGATAATCTCGATAATTCTTGTTTCTATTTCTTCCTCAGTCATCATGGCTTCAATAACTGGCTGCTTTTCTTTTTGCCAGGCTATGTAAAGCTCATAATCTACGTCGTATTTACCCATAGGTTCAATCCTTATCTTGTGCCAAACATAAACCTGTTGACACACCCAAGAACAAAAATCACCATCTTCAAAAGCTGGTTTAGTTCCACAGACCTTACAATTCCTCTTGTTGACTAATCCCATAACTATGGGCCAATCTTACTGCAATGACAAAAGATTTGGAAACCTTATGTTTCATGGCTTCCTTTTCAACAGCATAGAGAATCTCTTTGATTACACAAGCTGGTAAAGATTCCCGGCCACCTTGAATCGGCTTTTGTCTACGGATAACATTCCACTTTTTACGCTTTCGATTTGCCATCTTTTACACCTTTGCAGACTTAGCTGCCCTCATCTTACGAATGGCTTTCTTCATCTTTGCCTTATTCTTAGGCAGTTGGGTCCAATGAGGCTTTACTCTTTTGGCAATAGATTTGCGGATGGCTTTCTCTACTGCCTTGTTATGCTTTGGTTCTCCATCCAATAGAGAGTCTAAAGCATCTGCCGCTTTCCTAAGCTTCTTAATCAATTCATTTATCATAGGACTTTTACTCTTTTCCTTTCTATAGAGCACTGTCTACATACTCTATATCTACCAGACCAATAGGTATTCTCTTGTGATTTAGGATGTCCACAGATAAATGAGTCTATATTCCCTTGCTTTCTTACTTTATCTTTCCATTTATCTAAGACTTCTTTAATTTTAGCTTGTCTTCTCTTTCCCATTAAAGAATATAAGGTAAACATCCAACCTATTGCTCTATCACCGTGGATGCTTACAATATATACTTGTTTGTAGTTAGAGTATTTCTTTTGTTCACTTACTGGCATCTTGAGTAAGTGAGCTACTTTTTCTATGGTATCTCTATCAGTCATCATTACTTTGATTGATGGAGAATCACCATAATAAAAGCATCCCTCACCTTCTAATAAACCAGAAAGCCAAGAAATATCTAAAGTTTTGGTCATTACTTATTTTCTTTCTTTTTGAGTCTCATAGCCTTTCGGCTAATTCCACGAGCCTCTCTATCTTTACAAATCCTACCCCACCCGGTAAGTTTGTATTTCAATTTGTTCTCGAAATCATACTTGGCACATGCAGAAAGAGTCATATCCATTGGCTACTCCTTTACTCCTGTTGCTATTTGAGTTACTAACTTAGTGCAAGTTTCTGTATCTCGCTCAATATCATCTAGTAAATCAATTAGCTTGTCTAAATCATCTAGATTAGATTGAGCCTCTACAGATTGAATGGCAATAGACTGTAGATGATTAAGGATTCTCTCCTTTATCTCTTGTTCAGTCATTTTCTCCCCTCAATAAACTTAACACCTTTGATTTCATTCTCGATTAAATCAAGCGCCTTTTCGATTAGTTCGTCCCTATTCCCTACGGCGTTTGATTTAACGATGAGGTATCCTTTTGCCTTTTCTAATTCCTCGGATGTAGCAACAGAGGCAAACTTAACCATGTAATGGTCTGCCTTTGCTATGATGATAAAAGCATCGGCAATATGCTTTATCCGGCTAGCTGTTATTGCACCCATGATTCACCTCTAAGTAAAGTAATGACAAGAAATACTCTCTTATCATCAACTCTATCATTAGCCGCGTTCATCTTACCTGCTACTTCTAATGCTTTATTGTAGTTCTCGAAATACCAACCGGAAACATCACGATTGATAATATCATCTCCGTTTACTTCAATGACAGCATAGATTGACTTGCTTCTCATCTTATCTCCTTTACCTTTCAATTAGACTTAAGAGCCTAATTCAACTGTAAAGAAACTGTCTAGGTTAGGATTGCATACTGTTTCTCAGGCAGTAACCTAACCTAGCTTATGGGTTATCTTTAATATTTTTTAACACAGTGACTAATATCTACCCAACTCTTAGCTAATCAGATTCCTATTACCCGCAAGTAATAGCATGGAATATCCTTTAACTCCGAGACCCATAAGAGGGTAGGCTATCAGCCTTTGTGTTTACTCTTTTAACTAGAATCTATTTTTCTAATCATTAGCATATCCACCTAAACAGCATCGTCATATATGGAATACTTAAAGAACGGTATCCCATAATCTTGAAGGAAAATCTTAATCGCATCTACATTAAGATTGCAATTACCATAGATGCGAAACATTTCAATCCTACCTCTAGTCTCTTTAGACATAGGCGGATTATGTTTGCTGTAAGTTTCACGTATCCAATCATCATATGCGTCATATCTAGGCTCAACATAATCTATTGATACCCTAGAGTAACGAATAAATGCTCTCCAAAGCCAATCTCCTGCCTTATCTTTTTCCCCAACTATTGCTATGTCAGGATTAGTGCAAAGCCTAGCAGGAATATGTCTGTTAATTCCATCTTTGGAATAGCAAGAGCGGAAATGCTTAGATGTAGAAGCACGGAGTATATCTCTATGACGACAAGAGATAATGAACCTACCATGATTCCCCTCTAAAGAAAGAAGGTATGGATTACGCGGCTTGAAATTGTATTTCCCTGTATTGCAAGTCATATAGTCCAACCTCCTTTCTTTAGTCTGTTAACTATTGAACAACCAAAGTGTATTCGGTAACTTTGGTGCGGTAAATCTTCGCGGGTGACAAAGCCAGAATCCTTTGGCCGTTGTCTTTGGCTTCTTGAATTGCAACCTGCAAAACTTCAGCCTTTACCACTAGCACGATAACAGTAGCAGTCATAATATCCTTTCTGAAGGTTTATCCCTTCCTTAAATCCTTGTTTATGTCTTTATAGTGCAAGGACTTAAGGAAAGGAATTACCCTTTCCCTTGTTTCAATTACCCGCTCTCAACTTTGCCCTAAGCCTACCAGCCTTACGATTCAGTGTTCTTTTGGAGGCTGTTGAATTGTGGGGAAGTGCAAGCTCTCCAATAAGCTTTTCCCCATTGGCTTTCGCTGCAATTCTAGCAGCACGAAGTTCAGACTTTGTTCTAAGCGTCATAATTCCAATTCTCCCAGGTTAAGCGGTTAACTAATTCGAAGTTAATATCAGTTTCAATGGTTCTGCCAACCTTAATTACTGAACCACATACTGCAACCACCAAAGAACCGTAGTAATAGATTTCACAACCCATTACTGTGACGATATACAAGGTTGGATTCATTTACCTCCTTAAGATAAAGTCTATAATCTAAGGTTAATTCCAAAGAGATAGACTTCGCTCGCTCCGCTCCATTATATCACAGTTCAATATTATGACGTAATGTCTCAACTTGAGGACATTTCTTCTTTATAGTGTTATATTGTATTTTGTTTAATCTTTGGAAGCCTCTTTAGTTGTTATCTTTCATTCTAAACATATAAAGCGTTAAATTAACAGCTATAGATTATATGTATATACACTAACATTCGATAATCTAATCATGTATATACCTTTTCAATGTTATACTTTAGTGAGTTTTATTCCAAGGCTAATGAAGCGACTGTATATTT